GCGCCAGCGGACGTTCATGGCTTCGATCGGCTGCTGCCGGCCGAAACGATCCGCAAGGTCATGCGCAAGCATGGCGCGGGCGGTCACGGCGGCGATCGCCACCCTGTCGCTGCCTCGGATTTCGCGTTGATCGGTGCCATCACCGCCCATGGCCGCTGGACGGAAAAGATCGGCAAGAGCGGGCGCCGGACTGTCGAATACAGCCATGTCATCGATGGTCGCCGGCTGCTGTACGTGGAGGTGGTCGGCGCCAAGCGAAAGCGCGCGATCGCGAAGTCGCTCTATGTGCCGAATGAATGATTGCCCTGGGGACAGATGCCGTGAGGCCCCTGCCCGGTGGACGTCCGCAACACCAGGGCGGTTTCGATATAGACCGCCGTCCGTGAATTTGCAATGAACCGCAGGCGGCGGCCCCAGCGCACTCCCCTGAGATAGTTCATCTAATCAGCCCCCCCATGCCGTGGCACTTCGGTCGCCATGGTCAAACCCTTCGCCTCCGACTTGCTCGTCGCCTGCTCGGCCTTCCACCAGGAAGTGCCGGTCGCCGATGGCAAGGTCGCGACACGGGTGCAGTTGATGCCGATGGGCACCCACCAGCCTCGCAATGGCACGCCGCCGGTCGTGATCCTCGCCGATCGGGCCCAGGCCGAACAGGTTGTGGCAGCATCCAATTTGTATCGCGGGCCGACCGACATGGTGATCGACTATGATCATCAGACCGTCCGCGCGCCGGCTGTCGCTGGTCGCGCAATCGCGTCTGGCTGGATCAAGTCGCTTAGCGTCGAGGACGACGGGATCTGGGGCGAGGTCGAATGGACTGCCAAAGCCTCGGCCGAGCTCACCGACCGCGAGTACCGCTACATCTCCCCCTATTTCGCGCACCGCCCCGATGGGCGGGTCACCCGGATCATCAATGCCGGCCTGACCAACACGCCGAATCTCGACCTGGCCGCCGTGGCCAGCGCGATGTCTTCCCCCACGGAGCACTCAAGCATGAAAATGATTTCAATACTTGCGCTCGCGTCGGCCCTTGGGCTGGCCGAGGATGCGGACGAGGCCGGCGTCATTGCCGCCATCGCCCGCAACAAGTCGGCGAGCGATGCGCTCACCGCGACAGCGTCCGCCCTGGGCGTGACGCTGGGAGATGATCTGACGGCGGTAGCGTCCGCCGCAGCGGCCGTGAAGACCGGCAAGCCCGATCCCGCGCAGTTCGTGCCCATCACGGTCGTGACCGAGTTGCGCAGCGAAATGTCGACGATGAAGGCCCAGCTGGATGGCCTCGCCACCCAGCGCAAGGCCGACACCATCGCGGCGGCCGTCGCCAACGGTAAGCTCACGCCGGCGCTGAAGGTGCACGCCGAAACGCTCGACGAGACATCGCTCGCCAGCTTCCTTGCCGCAATGCCCGAAACCGGACTCGGCCGGGCCACGCTTTCCGGCGGCAAGGCCGATGGCGGCAGTGACGCGCTCACTGCCGACGAACTGGCGGTCGCTTCCGCCTTTGGCATGACGGCCGAGGACTTCCTCAAGGCCAAGAAAGAGGAGGTTAACTAATGGCCGTGCTCACTACTGACCGCAACACGCCGACCCGCGAAAACCGGAGCTATGTCCGCGACGTCGCCGCCACGAAGAAGATCTTCGCCGGCGCGCTCGTCTGCCTTTCGGCAACCGGCTACGCGACCCCCGGCGCAGTCGCGACGACCCTCAAGGCCGATGGCCGCGCACTAGCCCAGGCGGACAACACCAGCGGCGCTGATGGCGACATCAAAGTCACTGTCGAAAAGGGCACGTTCCGCTTCGCAAACAGCGCGGCCGGCGACCTCATCGCCAAGGCCGATATCGGCGCCACCGCCTACATCGTCGACGATCAGACCGTGGCCAAGACCAATGGCGGCGCCACGCGATCGGCGGCCGGCACCATCCAGGACGTGGACGCCCAGGGCGTCTGGATCCGTATCGTCTGATCGGGAAGGATCACCATGCAGATTACCAACGGCACCCTCAAGACGCTCGGCGTCGGGTTCAACAATTCGTTCACGCGCGGCCTTGGTCAGGCCCAGACCATGCGCGGCCTGGTCGCAACCACGATCACATCAGCCACCAGCCAGAACGAATATGCCTGGCTGGGCAAGTTCCCACGCATGCGCGAGTGGCTCGGTGATCGCGTCGTCAACCAGCTCCAGGGGTCGAAATATACGATTACCAACAAGGACTGGGAAGGCACGGTCGAGGTCGATCGCAACGACATCGAGGATGACAACATCGGCATCTATGCGCCGCTGTTCGAAGAGCTCGGCCGGGGCACCGAATCGCACCCGGACGAACTCGTATTCGCGCTGCTGCTCGCCGGCTTCGCGACCAATTGTTACGACGGCCAATATTTCTTCGACACCGATCACCCGGTGCTCGATGCGAACGGCGCGGTTACCTCGGTCGCCAATACCGATGGCGGCGCCGGCACGCCGTGGTTCCTGATCGACGACAGCCGTGCGCTCAAGCCGATCATCTTCCAGCTGCGTAAGGCCGCGAAGCTCATCGCCAAGGATCGGGAGGACGACGAGAACGTCTTCCACCGCCGCAAATTCCTCTACGGTGTCGATGGCCGCTATAACGTCGGCTATGGCTTCTGGCAGTTCGCCTGGGGCTCCAAACAAGCGCTGAACGCAGCAAACTATGGGGTCGCTCGTGCTGCCCTGCTCGGCATGAAGGGCGATCATGGTCGTCCGCTCGGCATCACGCCGCGCACGCTCATCGTGCCGCCGGGGCTCGAAAGTGCCGCGCTCAAGATCGTGAACAACGAGCTGGGCGCCAACGGCGAGAGCAATGAGTGGAAGGGCACCGCCAAGGTCGAGGTGGTCCCATGGCTGGCCTGATCCGTGTAAGGTCGATCGGTGCCGCGCGGCGGCGGGCAGGCTTCGCCTTCTCGCCGGATTGGACGCCAATTGCGGGCGGGCAGATCGACGAAGCTCAGTTCCTCGCCATCCTCAAGGATCAAGACCTGGTGGTCGAGCGCTCGTCGGGCGAGGAAGACTGGCATCCTTTCCAGGCTGTTGATGTGGTGATCGAAGCGCTGCAGGACCACGTCGACTACGACTTAGCGCATGCTCGACCACATGATCTGGCTGGGTCGGTCGACAATCAAAAATTCCATGACGCCCAAGGGGCCGAAGGCAGAACGGAAACTGGCGCGCCGGTATCCGGGGCGCCGGACGCAAAGGACGGTGCGGGTGATGTGACCGCACCGTCTGCTGATCCCTTGGGCGGCGCTGAACCGGCGGCGGGGGATGCGCAGGAATCTCGCGAAGGCACGGATGAAGGGACGGCTCGCGATGACGCCCCTGCAGCCGGAGAGAATCAACCGGAGGAGAGCCTGACGCCTCCGGTCGCCGCACAGCATCACGATAAGCCCACCGGCGATAAGCCCGTCGGGTCGCACCGTCACAAGCGTTGACGGGGGGCGGGCCGCCGGTTCGCCCGGCGGCCCGAATACCCAACCACAAGAGGAGTGATTTCGCGTGCCGAGCTACGCCACCATCGCCAACATGAGTGACCGGATCGCCGCGAGCGATCTGATCGAACTCACCGATGATGAGCGGCTGGGCACCGTCAACGAGCCACGCGTGCTGACCGCGATCGCGTCGGCCGACGCCGAGATCGACGGCTATGTCGGACGCTATTACCGGCGCCTCGACGCCGTGACGCCGATCCCGCCGCTGCTGGTCGAGCTGGCCTGCGACATCGCCCACTATCGCCTGTTTCGCTTCTCCAATCCAACCGAGCGGGTCGACACGCTCTACAAGAACGCCATCGCCAAACTCCGCGATATCGCAAAGGGGGTGATCACACTCGACCAGGGCGAGGAACAGCTGCCGGAACGCGACGGCCAGATCCTCGTGAGTTCGTCCGAGCGCCTATTCTCCCGTGGCAACATGGGAGGATTGTGATGGCCGGCGCCGCTATCGTCTTCATCATCGCCCAGCTGCCCGGCATCGAGCGCGCGCTTCACGCCGCGCATGCCCGCAGCCTCGATCTGGAACCGCTGATGGACCAGATCGGCATGGCGATGGAGACCACCACGCACGAGCGGTTCGAGACCGAGAGCGATCCCCATGGCAATCGCTGGACGCCGAGCATCCGCGCCCGCGAGCAAGGCGGCAAGACCCTCACCTATCAAGGCCATCTCGACAACAGCGTCACGCATCGCGCCGGCGCCGAGCAGGTCGAGATCGGCTCGAACCTGATCTACGCACGCATCCATCAGGAAGGCGGCACGATCAGCGGCAAGAACGGCAATCTCAAATTCCGCCTGCCCGGCGCGCTCGGCTTTCGTTCGGTCGAGAGCGTGCTCATTCCGGCGCGGCCGTTCATCGGCCTGGGCGGCGACGATGCGCTTACGATCGAAGAGCTGGCCGGCGACTATCTGCTCGGGGAACTGGCATCATGATCGGCGCGATCGAGAACGCGATCCTCGCAAAGCTCGAAGCGGCAGGCGGTCCTTCCGGTTTCGTCTATGACTTCGCCACGCTGCAGTCCTCGCCCGACGATTGGGAAGCCCTGTTCGCCGAGCTGGCACGTACCGTGCGCACGCCGGCCGCCTGGGTCGGCTTCTATGGCTGGGACCGCACCGTCCGGGAGGATAGCGGCCTCGTCCGTTGCGAAGGCGGGCGCTTTGTCCTGGTCGTGCTCGCACGCTCGCTGCGCAACGGC